GTTCCACGGTGGCCTTCAGTTCGTCTAAAGTCTTGTGATTATAGACCCGGTTTCCCGTGTCTTTGGACACATGGCCCATAAGCAAATCAATACATTTCCGGTTGGCCCCGGCGCTATCCAATTTGGTTTCAAAGGTGTGGCGGCATTCGTGTGGGGTATGATTCAGCTTCAGGGCCTTCATAATATCCGCCCAAAATATCCGGTATTGGGTTTGATTGCAAATCTTCCCATTGTAGCTGATCAGCCGGGGGCCACCTTCGGCAAGCCGCCGTTCAATCAAGGGCCTGATCTTTGGATGGATGGGAACAATGCGGTTTTTACCGGCCTTCGTTTTGGTGCCGCCTTTCATCGTGCCTTCCTTCAAGTCTATATCTTCAGGTTTCAGGTTCAAAAATTCAGAGATACGCCACCCGGAATATAGCAAGATCAAAACCGTATCAACCCAAGGATCAGACTGATGTTCCCACACCGTTTTGATTTCATCGTTGGTGAACGGAAGGCGGCTGGTGGGCGGTATTGGATCAGAAGTCAGAAGTTCGGAGAAGCACCGGTTTATTATATCCATTTCAAGGGCGAACCGGTCAAGGTGGCCCCACAGGTTCTTGATGGCCGCTTGGGTGCTATACCCTTTCCCACAACCATCAATGGTTTCTTGCATTTGGTAGGATCGCAGTTGTTTATAAGGCTTGTTCACATACGCTGAACAATGCTTGAACGCTGAACAGAGGGAAGAACGGTTGGATTCCCCCAGCTTCGGGGCCTTCTTTTCTTTCCAGAGGTCAAAAAGCTGTTGAAGGGTGATCTTGGCCCGGTCAACATCCCAAGGATCACGGTTGTATTCAGCAAGCATGATGTTCCCGGCTTCACGGGTTTCAGCATAGCCGATAATGTCATAGATGGGATGGCCTTTGTCATTCCAACCTATGGTTTTCTTCACAATGTATGGGCGGCGGCGTTGGCCTGATAGCTTTGCAACCGTTCCATACCCGTTTGGATTTCGCATTATATCACCTGAACTTTCAAAATTGGGTATGGCAAAGCTAAACCCCATGTGATATAATGTTCAAAGGCGTTTGAAACATTAACTTCAAAAGGGTTTGTTTCGCCTGACCGCTTCCGGTGTGCAAGACCGGGGGCGGTCATTTTTTTTGTATCTGTTCCGTATCTGTTCCATCAAAAAGCCTTGAACTGTGGAGGTTTTGAGGAACGGAACAGATGGTACAGATGCTATATTACTTCAAAGAATAGAGAAAAAAATATAAAAGAAAAAGAGTATATAGGGAACCGGCGTTTTATCTGTACCATCTGTTCCAAAACCTTGATTTACCTGTGTTTTTAGGCTTCAGGCGGTGGAACAGATGTGGACAGATCAAGTTTGTCAAGTTCACCTTTGACCTGTTCCAGAACTTCAGGATATTCAGAATCAGGGTTCATGGAATATTGATCTTCGTATTCTTTCAGGGTGTTCAGATACCGGTTCCAATGGGTGGCTTTGGCCTTTGCGGTTTTCAATTCATCGATCTTGGCTTTCTGATCGGAATAGGAATCTAACAAAACCCGTTCTTTCTGACTATCAGCCGCCTTGAAGAAAGAAGCTGGAAGATCAGATGTGTAAGGGATGATCCCGGCCTTGGCCGCTTGATCCACCGTCAGGGCTATTTGCATACCATATTCATAGCGGGAAAAGAATGTTTCAAGGTTCTTCGTCTTTTCAAAGATGTTCAAACAATCTTGAACAATCCGCACATGGTTTTTGGCTTCTGCTACGGTGTAGGCCCCCGGCATGGATTTAATAGCCCGTTCCGGGTTCAGATTGGAATGAACCTGAACGGCGGGTTCTGTTTTGGGTGGGGCCTTCTGTTTTGGCTTTCTTTTTCGCAGAAGCAGGAACAGGAAGAACCCCATAATGACATCCATTATGATGAACACGGGGCGGAGTTCTGGCGCTTCCGTAAAAAACATGATTGTGTAGACGATAAACCCGAAACTGAAAAAGAAGATTCCAAAGCCTTTCAAGAACTTCTTCACCGAATCACCTTCTATCTAATATCGCTTTGGAAGGCTACGGCTTTTCCAAGAATTCTGATATGGTTCAGTTCTTCACCGGTATAAATCAAATCTTCATATTTAGAGTTTTCGGCTTTCAGAATCAGCAAGTTCTTTTCAGGATAATAGTTCACCCGCTTCAAAGTAGCTTCATCATCAATGATAACGGCGGCAATTTCACCATCATCAACCATATCCTGTTGCTGGATGAACACAATATCACCATCATAGATTCTGGCCCCAATCATGGAATCACCCCTTGCCCGTAAGCAAAAGTCAGCCTGAATACCGGCCCCAGCTTCCACATATAGTTCCTTTTCTTCATTGGCAACAATGGGTTTGCCACAAGCAATATCCCCCAACAGCGGGAAACGCTTGGTTTCAATGGGAAAAAGATTATCAAAGAACTTCAGTTTTTCAGCGTCAAGTTTCTGATTTGGTTCATTCCATCCCATGATATAGGCCGGTGTAGTATCTAATGCGTCAGCAATAGCCTTGATTTTAGATTGAGTAAGGTTACGCTGATCAAGTTCAATCTTATTTATTGAAGAACGGGATTTGTACCCTAATCTTTTACCAAGTTCATCTTGGGATAAACCAAGTTCTTCCCGGCGATTGCGAATTCTGCTTCCTATTGTGGACAAGTGAATGACCCCCTTTCTGTTACTAATTATACGGCGCTGTTGGCGGCTTGTCAACATATTTTTAGCTTTTTCAAAAAAGGTGTTGACATTCTTCCTACATCGTGGTAGTATGTGAGTGTAGACAAGATGCCTACCGATTTTGAAGAAAGGGGTGATTGCCGTATGACCAACACAGAGCTGTTGCGTGAGAAGATCGACCAGTCCGGTTATAAACTTCGGTTTATTGCCAAGAAGATTGGAATTACCTATCAGGGCCTTTTGAATAAGATCAATAACCGTAGTGAATTTCGGGCCAATGAGATTCAGGCTTTGTATGATCTTCTTGGCCTGACGGAAGAAGAACGAGTGGCGATTTTTTTTGCCTGTTAAGTAGGCAAAAAGTCTACAAATGGAGTAAGAACTATGAATGAAGTCAGTTTGAAACCGGTCATTGATGAACTTGAAACCTTGTTTTCAAAGTTCAACAAAGCCTTCTTTGAAGGGAAGCTGGAAAAGCCTGTGATCACCGTTTCCCCGGATCATACCCGTGGGGCCTATGGGTGGTGTACCGGTTGGAAGGCGTGGCAAGACGGCACCAAGGAAGGCGGCTATTACGAAATCAACCTGTGTGCCGAATACCTGAACCGCCCCTTTGAAGAAACCTGTGGAACCTTGCTTCACGAAATGGTTCACCTTCAGAACCTTCAGGACAATGTTCAAGACACTTCCCGTTCTGGTTCATACCACAACCGGAAGTTCAAGGAAACCGCTGAAGCCCACGGGCTGACCGTGGAGAAAGGCGAAAAGTACGGATGGCACAAAACCACTCTGAACCCGCAAGCAGAAGCCTTTGTGAAATCCCTTGGCAAGTCCGGGTTCTGTCTGGTTCGGCCCCGTACCAATCCGCTGAAGGGTTCCCGGAAGGGCGGTGGATCAAGTTCCCGTAAGTATGTTTGCCCTTGTTGTGGAACCATCATCCGGGCCACCAAGGAAGTTCATGTTCTCTGTGGGGGAATGTGAAGTGGCCTTTGAAGAACAGGAGTGATAACCAATGAAGTTGATTGAATGTAAGGATTGGAAGGCCGTTCACCTTCAGGATCGAACCATTTTGAGAAGTGACCGGAACCTTTACCCCGAATCCGTCTGGTGGGGGCTGATTCGTATGGTGGAAGTGGAACCGATGGCTGAACCCGGCCACTACAAAGCTATTTGAAAGGAGTACGCACAATGACCACCTTTGCAGAGCGTTTGAAGAACGCCATGGAACAGGCCAATATGAGCCAATCCGCCCTGTCTGAACAGGCCGGGGCTTCCAAGGCCGCTATCAGCCAATACCTTTCCGGGAAGAACACCCCCGGCCCTGACCGTATCAAGGCCCTTGCCGATGCAACCGGCGTTTCCTTTGATTACCTGATGGGTTATGGAGCCGCCCCGGTTGCGGAACCGCCCATCAAGAAGATCAGCGTGAAGGAAGCCGCCCGGTGCATGGGAAAATCTGATCAGTTCGTCAGAATCGGCCTTCAGCGTGGCCTTCTTCCCTTCGGGAACGCTGTTCCCGGAACCGGCGCTTGCTGGAATTACTACATCAACCCCACCAAGTTCCGTGATTATGTGGGCGCTGATCAGTTCAATTCCTTCTTCGGCCTTACGGCCTGAAAGGGGAACACCGATGGATAACACCCGTGATGAACTGTTGGATTTGATCAGGAACGCCACCAACATTGATATGATTTGCTTCTTCGCCATTATCTATGTGGTTGCGCCCGATTCCCCCCCCTATACGCCTATCGCCACCCGTGGCGAACTGAAGAAGGCAATTAAGCAGTTGCGGAGCGCCCAGCATAGCCCGGATTGCCCCGCTGAAATGTCTGAAGGCTTTGAAACGGCGATTCAGTACATCCGCCGTGAATGGCTTCACCGATGAAAGGATGGTTTATATGCTTCAAATCGGAATGATCGTTAAAATCTTGCCTGATGCGGAATACAGCGGCAAGTTCACCGGCTACATCGGCAAGGTGAAAAATTACTTTTCGCAGAACAAGAAGGTTGGCGTGGAACTTTTTCAGCAGACGAATGACGCAAGTTCCAAGGGCCTGTTTTGGTTCTCTGAATCCAAGGTGGTTGCGGCGGGTAGTCTGCCTGATGCCATGATGGAATATATCAAGGCCGATCTTAACGCCACCTTTGGCGTTGCAAATCACATCCGCCGTTCCCGTCAGACCGGCCTTCCGCAGATCAAGAAGGTCATTTATAGCGGCCCCAAGACAATCATTCTGTGGGCCGACAACACCAAAACCATTGTTTCCTGTGGGGAAGCGGATTCCTATGACTACTATTCCGGTTTCTGTGCCGCTGTGGTCAAGAAACTGTTCGGTTCCACCACCCACGCCAAAAAGGTTTTGGGTGATTCCATTCAGATCAATGATTAACCTGTTTCAGCACCAGCAACAGGCCCTTGATGAAACCGAGGGGAAGAACCGGGTGGCCTATTACCTTGATATGGGCCTTGGGAAAACCTTTGTTGGTTCCGAAAAAATGATGAAGCTGAACAAGCGGATCAATCTGGTGGTGTGTCAATGTTCAAAGGTTCAAGACTGGATTGAACATTTTCAAGATTACTACACCCGGAATTGTGTATTCGACCTGACCAACCCCAAAACCTTCAAATGGTTCTTTGAACAGGTTCAGCATGAAGTTCCAACCCTGATGATTGGCGTGATCAACTACGAACTGACCTTCAGGCGGAATGTGCTGAAAACTCTGACCGGCTTCACGCTGATGTTGGATGAAAGTTCCCTGATCCAGAACGAGAACGCCAAACGGTCAAAGTTCATTCTTGGGCTGAAACCGGATAATGTGATCCTTCTGTCAGGCACCCCCACGGGCGGCAAGTATGAAAACCTGTGGAGCCAATGCCAACTGTTGGGGTGGAAGATTTCAAAGGAATTGTTCTGGAAGCAGTACATTCAAACGGAATGGGTGGAAACCGATGGCTTTTGGCGGCAACAGATTACCGGCTATAAGAATGTTGACCGGCTGAAGCTAAAGCTGGCCGAACACGGGGCCGTTTTCATGACCACCGAACAGGCCGGAATCAGCCTTCCAAAACGGAACTGGATCAAGGTCAAAACCCGCCCTTCGCCCCTTTATTGGAAGTTCTGGAATGATCGCTATATTGCGATTGACAGCGCCAACCTTGGTGAATTTGAACTGGATGCGGATTTCTACGGTTCCAATGCCCATTGTGAACGGGAATTGATCGGTGATACCAGTTTGACCCGCCGCCTTTACGCCCGTCAGCTTTGCGGCCTATATAACCCGGCCCGTTATGAAGCCTTCCGGGATTTGGTGAACAGCACGGAAGATCGCTTGATTGTGTTCTATAACTTCACGGAAGAAATGGAACGCCTGAAGGGGATTGCCAAGGGCCTGAACCGGCCTGTGTCTGTGCTTTCCGGTGAAGAAAAGAACTTGGATGCTTACCGCTACCAGCACAACAGCATTACCTTCATTCAGTATCAGGCCGGTGCAATGGGCGGCAACTTCCAGCTTGCCAACAAAATCATTTACTTCAGCCTTCCCCAAGGTTCGGAATTGTGGGAGCAATCCCAAAAGCGTATTCACCGCCTTGGGCAAGAACGGCCCTGTTTCTATTACCTGATGATCTGTCCGGGAACGGTTGAAGAAGATATTCTTTCCACTTTGGAAATGAGAAAGGACTATACCGATGAACTATTCAGAAAGTATGAGCAAGCGGCAACAGCGCCGCAAAGCCCTTAACCAGCGGTTCAGGCGGATGTTCCTTGTGGCCCTTCTGATGGGCCTTGCGATGGGGTTTGTATTTGGGCGCTGTTCTGCTGTCAACAGCAAGGCCCCGGATGCCCCTATTGAACCGGATCAGCTTACCGCCGTGACCCCGGATGTGACCTTGGAGCCGGTGGAAACCCCGCTGGTGGAAGAACCCGCCGAACCTGAACCGGTGCTGTTGGGCAGTTTCAGAATTACCGCCTATTGTTCCTGTGAAAAGTGTTGCGGTGAATGGGCCAAGAACCGGCCCAACGGCATTGTGTATGGTGCCGCTGGTGTGGAACTGAAAGCCGGTGTTTCCTGTGCTTCCCCGCTTCCCTTGGGAACCGTGGTGGAAGTGGAAGGCTTGGGTGAATACATCGTTCAGGATCGCCCCGCCCAATGGGTGATTGACAAATACGGTGAAAACCAGATCGACATTTATTTTGACAACCATGAAGCCGCTTCCGCCTTCGGCCTGAAGCAGTTGAATGTTTATCTGAAAGGAGAACCCGAAAAATGATCAAATGTGAAAATGCTTGCCCCCGTGGAAAATTTGATGGGTGTTGCCACAAATGCCCGGATTTCCACACTTGTCCTGATTCCTGTCAGGAAAACCCGAACGCCTGTGGTTCGGCCACCTTCGATGAAGAAACGGCCCTTCAGGAGTTCAAGAACACCCAGCTTGCCACCCTTAACGCCATTGCTTCCCTGACCGCCCACAAGAAGGCCATTGAGGATCAGGAAAAGGAAATGAAGGCCAAGTTGTATGAAGCAATGGTGAAGTTCGGCGTGGATAAGTTTGAATCCGATGTTCTGAACCTTACCCTTGTGAAGCCCACCAATGCCACCAGCATTGATTCCGCCAAGCTGAAGAAGAAATACCCGGACATTGCTTCCGAGTGTTCCAAGACTACCGCCAAGGCCGGTTATGTGAAGATCACCCTGAAAGGGGATAAGTCATGAGTTGCCGGGGCTTTGAACCTGTTTGCACCAATAATGAACTTCGGGAGTATTTCAGCGCCAAGGGCCTGACCTATGACAGCATTGATGAAGGTGATATTTTGATCCTTTGCATGATGCTTCAGAAGGAATTGAAGAAATCCAATAAGGCTGGTGAAACTTCCGTCACCATGACTTTAAGCAAACGGGTTGACATGAAGAAGGCCACCAACGGCCACATTACCGAGTGTTACATCTACATGAACGCCCACTATTTCACCCGGCGTGAATGTATTAGCTTCAACCGGGATGGGTGGATTGGCTTTGCTGGATGGGCCGATGATTGCAACACTAACCCGTTGCGCCGTGCCTTCCTTGCATGGTGTGACTATTTGGCGGAAGGTGGTGGAGCCGATGGCAAGGGATGAAGTATGGGATGCCCTGAAAAATCATGCCAAACAGGTTCATTCAGAACGGGTTGCAAAGAACCCCGACCGGATCGCCTATGCCATTCAGCAGTTTGAAGCCCACGGCATTGAATACCAACTGAAGAATGAGCAAACCGGACATTTCCATTGTTGGCGGAAGTCTGATGATAAACTGTTTCAATTCTACGCTGGAACTGGAAAAATTCAGGGCTTCACCCAAGTCAGAGGTATTCACAGCCTGATTCAGATGTTGGAGGGGTGAGCCGATGGCCGGTGAAAAAAACTTTGAAAATCGCCTGAAGAAATGGCTGGAAGCTGAAGGGATATATCCCTTGGGTGAACCTGTTGACCGCATGAGCGCCCCGCCCTGTGGCTTCTATGAAAAGCGTTGGGGTGGAAGCCGGTATGTGAAAAGCGGCCTTCCCGATATGCGGATCACCGTGAAGGGCATTGCCCTTGAAGTGGAGCTGAAGGCCACCGATGGAACCCCATCTGTGCTTCAGAAGCGTAATTTGGCCCAAATCAACGGTTCACAGGGGTTCGGGTTCATCCTTTACCCGGAAGGCTTTGAAGCCTTCAAGACTATTGTGAAAGGGGTGAAACAATGCGAGTTTCCCACAGCCGGGTTGAAGTCTTTGATAGATGCCCATACAAATACCGCTTGCGATATGTGGAAGGGATAGATACGATCCCAAACACGGACGCAGACAACGCCCTGATCCTTGGCACCGCCCTTCACACCGGCATTGAAGAAGGGGTTGAACAAGCCCTTGACTTCTACAAGAACAGCTTCCCGGTTCTGACGGATGATCACATTCATGAAATGATGAAGTTGGAAGCCATGATCCCCAAGGCAAAGGCCATGTTGCCACCGGGCGGAACCTTTGAACTTCCAATCGGGAACGCTGATTTTATCGGCTTTATGGATTATCTGGTTCCCGTGGGGAAGGGCCTGAAGCTGGATGGCCTGATCACTGGTGAAGATTTGAATGAATTTGAAGCGTTTGATCTGTACGATTTCAAGTATTCCAACAACGCCAAGAACTACGCCGTTTCCGGTCAGCTTCATGAATACAAGTATTGGTATGAACTGACCCATCCCGGCCACCGGATCAGAAATATGTATTTCCTGATTGTTCCCAAGCCCAAGATCAGGCAGAAAAGCACCGAAACCCTTTCCCAATTCCGTGACCGCTTGCAAGCGGCCTTGAAAGATGCTGAACCAACGCTGATGCCGGTTCAGTACAACCCCATGAAGATTGTGGACTTCCTGACCGATGTGAAGCACATGGTTGAAGCCACAGACTTTCCCAAGAACCCAAACCATTTTTGTGGATGGTGTGAGTATGAAGAATATTGTCAGAAAGGATGGGATTATATGTTACTTCCCAAGAATGAACGCCGTGATCTGAACGCCACCAAGAAGAAGGTTGTGTGGCTTTACGGCGCACCCTTCAGCGGCAAAACCTTCTTTGCCAATCAGTTCCCCGATCCCCTGATGTTGAACACGGATGGCAACATCAAGTTTGTGGATGCCCCCTATATCGCCATTCGTGACACCGTTACGGTGGAAGGCCGTATCACCAAGCGCAAGTTGGCCTATGAAGTGTTCATGGATGCCGTGGCCGAACTGGAAAAGAAACAGAACGATTTCCGAACCATCGTGGTTGACCTTCTGGAAGATGTTTATGAATCGTGCCGGGTTTACATCTGTGACCGTCAGGGCTGGAAGCATGAATCTGATGATTCCTTCCGTGCGTGGGATATGGTCAGAAGCGAGTTCCTGAACACCCTGAAGCGGCTTGTGAATCTGGACTATGAAAACATCATCCTGATCAGCCATGAGGACAGAAGCCGTGACCTGACCCGCAAGGGCGGCGATAAAATCAGTTCCATCAAGCCGAACCTTCAGGATAAGGTGGCAAACAAGGTGGCCGGTATGGTTGATCTGGTGGCCCGTATCGTGGCGGACGATGATGAACGGGTGCTGTCTTTCAAGACTTCTGAAGTGATCTTCGGCGGTGGCCGTTTGACTGTCCGTGATAAGGAAATCCCGCTGACCTATGATGCTTTCTGTGAAGTCTACGAGGAAGCCAACCAGAAGGCCGCAGGAGCCGTGAAGCGTGGCGGCAATACCCCGGCTACCCCCGCACCTGAAACCACCGACACGCCTACCACAGCGCCCAGCAGAAGGGGCAGAAAGGCCAAGACTGCAACCCCACCCCCGGCTGATAACTATGATCCGGCTGAAGATGCGGCAAAGGCGGCTTGTGGTGATCCTGATGGAACTTGGACACCGGGCGGCGGTGAAAAGGATGATTCTGTTCCTGTTGCTGAACCGGCCACCGGTGACACCCCGCCTTGGAACGATCTTCCCAAATGCCCGGACGGTGAACGCATTTTCAGACAGCACGATCAAAACCCGGAAATCCCCCTTTGTCCGTCCATTGACGCTGGCCACCGTTGCCACAAGGAAGGCGGCCCCGATGGTTGCCCCCTGTGGGATCGCCCCAAGGCACAGGCAGAGGAACCCGCACCCAAGACGGATGCTAACCCGCCCCGCCGTACCCGGAAGAAGCGTGAAGAATAATGGCTGATGTGCTGATGATTGCCGGGAAGCCTGAAACCATTTTCAAGGCCCGTGATTTTGAATATCTGGTTGAAAAGCACATGGGCTATGAAGCGGCCAAGTATTTCCGGGAATACGCTGAAAAGGCTGATGAAGAAGTCAGATCGGCCAAGGCCGGTGAGAACACAGACCTTGCTTCCTATGAAGCTGACCTTGAAAGCAATCACAGAGCCTTTCAGGACATTCAGACGGAAGCCGCAGTTATCACGGGTGTTCTTCAAGAAAAACGGATAAACCGTGAGAAGATCGCCCATGCAGTCAGGGAAATTGGAAAGATAATTTCCAACCAAATATAAGGAGGAACCCAAAATGAAAAACGATGCCCTGAACCATTTCAAAGAGGAAATGAACAAGCGTGGCCTGTTCCGCAAGATTCAGGTGTGCGCCAACCTGATCCCCCCCCCGCCCGGTGCTGATGGTGAAGCCCTGATCGAACTTCATCGTTCCGCCGCCAAGATCGCCATTCGGAATTACGCTGAACATCATGAAGATTTTTGTGATGTGATGGCGGATGCGGCCCTTGATCATCTGCTGAACACTGTTCTTCCTGATGATCTGTTCATTCCTGATGGTGGTTTTTCCCCTACGAAAGAAGAAGTTGACAACATGAACAGGGCCAAGGAAACGGCTGACAAAGCGGCCAAGGTGCTTGATACCCTGTTTGGTGGGTTGGCTGATCTTCTGAAAACCATTTAATAAATACATTTTTTGGAGGTAAAAAACTATGGCTATTGATTTTGACAAGATTGATCGTTCTGTTGATCTGAAGGGCCTTCAGGCTGATGTGGAGGATGCCAAGAAGAACGGCGGCGGTGATTTCCCCACCATCCCCGCTGGCAAGTATGAAGTGAAGCTGGAAAGCATGGAGATCAAAGGCACCAAGGCCGATCCCAACCGCCCCATGCTGGCCGTGTCCTTCAAAATCCTGTCCGGTGAGTTCAAGAACCAGCGCCTTTTCATGAACCGTGTCCTTTACGGCACCAAGAATGACAAGAACATGATCGCTTCTGCTATGGGCTTCCTTGAAAAGCTGGATTCCGGTGTTCCTGTCAGCTTCACCAGCTACAAGCAGTTTGCCCAGCTTGTTCTTGATGTGGCGGAAGCTATTGATGGAACTTTGGAATATGCGGTGGACTACGATGATTCCCGCTTCAATTCCATCACCGTTGAAGAAGTTTTCGAGGTTGAAAACTGACCCAAAATTTTTTACAATGATTGTAGGCAAATAGTCTACCAAAAAGCAACTGTTGTCTACTTGAAAGTTCACTTTCAAGCCGGGGCGAAAGCCCCGGAATGGCCCCAAGTGAAAGCCTTCCCGTGGCGGGGCTGATAAGGCGGAAACGCTGACCGATTTCACAAAAGCTGAAAGGATGTGAGTTGATGATCTTCTATGATTTTGAGGTTTTCCGGTATGACTGGCTGGTTGTCCTGATCGACCTGAACGCCCGAAAAGAAACCGTGATTATCAACGATCCCGACAAGCTGAAACGCTTCTATGAGGAACACAAGGGTGTGATTTGGGCCGGTTACAATTCCCGGAACTATGATCAGTACATCCTGAAGGCCATTCTGTGTGGGTTTGATCCAAAGCCTGTGAATGATTGGATCATTGCAGAAAATAAACCCGGTTACAGATATTCAAGCCTGTTCAGGGAATACCCGCTGATCAATTATGATGTGATGCCGAACCCGCCAATCAGCCTGAAGGCGCTGGAAGCGTTCATGGGCCATTCCATTAAAGAAACTTCTGTTCCCTTCGACATTGACCGGCCTTTGACTGAAGCAGAGTTGGCCGAAACGGTCAAATATTGCCGCCATGATGTGGAACAGACGGTGGAAGTGTGGTTGCGGCGAAAGGAAGATGAATTTGATGCCCAAATGTCACTTGTGAAGGCGTTTCACCTTCCCATTTCTGACATTGGCCGCACCAAAGCACAGCTTTCCGCCAAAATCCTTGGGGCCGTTCAAAGGGAACACAATGATGAATTTGAAATTGAGTTCCCGCCCAGCTTGCGGATTGAAAAATATACGGAAGTTTTGAATTGGTACAAGAACCCCTTGAACCGTGATTATTCCAAAACCCTTGAACTGGATGTGGCCGGGGTTCCCCATGTGTTCGCTTGGGGTGGCCTTCACGGGGCCATTCCCAAATATCACGGGGAAGGTTGGTTTGTCAATGTAGATGTGGCTTCCTATTACCCGTCTTTGATGCTGGTTTATAAGTGGCTTTCCCGTAATGTTCACGATCCTTCCAAGTATGCGGAAATCTATCACACCCGCCTGAAGCTGAAGGCGGAGAAGAACCCCATGCAACAGCCTTACAAGATTGTTCTGAACAGCACCTATGGCGCTATGAAGGATAAGCACAATGCCATGTATGACCCCCGGCAAGCCAACAATGTTTGTGTGGGCGGTCAGCTTCTTCTTCTGGATTTGATTGAACGGCTGGAAGATCATTGTGAAATCATCCAGAGCAACACGGATGGTATTTTGGTCAAACTTCGCCGGTATGAAGATTTTGAAATGCTGGACGATCTGTGTTGGGAGTGGGAGCAAAGAACCGGGATGCGCCTTGAATTTGATGAATTTCAAAAGGTGTATCAGAAGGATGTGAACAATTACATCATTATTCCTTCCGGGCCGCTTCGTGATGAAAAAGGGAAACCCCGCTGGAAGTGCAAGGGTGCCTATGTCAAAAAGCTGTCTGATCTGGATTATGACCTTCCCATTGTCAACCGGGCCATTGTGAACTATTTCCTTCATGGGATCAGCCCGGAAACAACCATCATGGAATGTTCCAATCTTCGAGATTTTCAGAAGGTTGTGAAGGTGTCCAGCAAGTATAAATATGCCCTTTATTCCCCGGTGATTACGGAAGCCAAGATCAGGGATGAAAAAGGCCGTTCCAAGAAAATCACCCGCTTCAGCGGCGGTGAGGTTCAGACGGATAAAACCTTCCGGGTGTTCGCTTCCAAGAATCAGAGCAAGGGCGGAATCTTCAAGGTTTCCGGGAAAATCGTCAAGGGCCGGGAAAAGAACCCTGAAAAGTTCGGCAACACCCCGGATCATTGTTTCTTCATCAATGATGATGTGACCAACCTTCCTATCCCGGATGAACTGGACAAGCAATATTACATTGATGTTGCTTGGGATCGGTTGAAAGATTTCGGGGTGGGACGATGAACAATAAAACCTTTCGGGGGGGGGAGCGTTGAAGCATGGAACTGTTTAGGGGCTATGTGCCTACCAGAAACAAACAATGCCTTGAAAAGTTCAAAGGCGTTGAAAAACTGAAAACCCGTTCAGAAGTCCAAGACCTTGATGAATACGCCGGTATTCTTGGGGAAGAAACCATCCTGATTGATGTGGACGATGCGGAAACATCTGAACTTTTGTTCAGAATTGTTCAGGATTTAGAACTGAAGTGCAGAGTGTACGCCACTACACGGGGAAAACACTTCTTGTTCAAGAACTGTGGTGTTAAAAAAAGCTGGACGAAATGCACCTTAGCCGTGGGTATTACCACGGATGGAAAGGTTGGAGCCAATAACAGCTATGAAATCTTGAAGTCTGGTGGCGTGGAACGGCCCATTCTGTATGACTTCCCTGAAGGGGAGATTCAGGAACTTCCCAAGTGGCTGACCCCAGTGAAAAGCAACTATGATTTCCCGAACCTTGGGGAAGGTGATGGGCGGAACCAAACCCTGTTCAACTACATTCTGACCCTTCAGAGTGACGATTTCACCAAGGAAGAAGCCCGTGAATGTATCAGGCTGATTAACCGTTATGTGCTGAAGAAGCCCCTTTCCGACAAGGAACTTGATGTGATCCTTCGGGATGATGCCTTCAAGAAAACATCCTTCTTCCGGGATAAAACCTTCCTGTTTGATAAGTTCGCCACCTACCTGAAGAACAACAACCATATTGTGAAGATCAATAACCAGCTTCACATTTACAAGGATGGTATCTATGTTTCCGGTGCCGGTGAAATTGAAGGGGCCATGATCAAGCTGATCAGCAACCTGAAACGGGCGTGGCGTTCGGAAGTCCTGTCCTATCTGGAAATCATGATTGAGGAAAACACCAAGGCCACCAACCCGAATATCATTGCTTTCAGCAACGGCCTTTACAATATCCGGGATGGTTCTTTCAAAGAGTTCACCCCGGATGTGGTCATTACAAACAAAATTCCGTGGCCGTACAACCCCGCCGCCCATGATGATCTGTTGGATCATACCTTGAACCGGCTGGCCTGTGATGATCCTGAAGTTCGGGCCTTGCTGGAAGAAATGGTGGGCTATTGTATGTACCGCCGCAACGAACTTGGCAAAGCCTTCATCCTGATTGGCGATAAGAGCAACGGCAAATCCACCTTCCTTCATGTGGTGAAGAACCTTCTTGGGGATCAGAACATTGCTTCCCTTGACCTGAAGGAATTGGGCGATAGGTTCAAAACCGCTGAACTGTTCGGCAAGCTGGCGAACATCGGTGATGATATTGGTGATGAATTTATTGCCAATGCTTCCGTGTTCAAGAAGCTGGTCACGGGTGATCGGGTGAATGTGGAGCGCAAAGGCCAAGATCCCTTTGAGTTCAACAATTATTCCAAGTTCCTGTTCAGCGCCAACAACATTCCCCGTATCAAGGATAAAACCGGAGCCGTTCAGCGGCGTTTGGTAATTGTTCCCTTCGATGCCAAGTTCACCCCCAATGATGCTGACTTCCGCCCGTTCATCAAGGATGAACTGTGTGAACAGGGTTCAATGGAATATCTGGCCTTGCTTGGCCTTCAGGGGTTGAAGCGGGTTCTTGGGAACGCACAGTTCACCACTTCCAGCAGAGTTCAGGGGCAGTTGGACGAATATGAGGAAAACAACAACCCCATTATTGGGTTCATCAATGAAGTAGGTGTTGACGGGATTGAAAATGAAGCCACCGATTCCGTGTATCGCCGGTATAAGGAATATTGCATTGCGAACAACTTCCAAGCCCTTTCCAAGATTGAGTTTTCCCGGCAGATCACAAAACGCTGTGGCTTCACAACGGCCCTGAAATGGATTAGAAATCGAAAAACCCGTGTGTTTGTGAAAGGCGGTGACACAGAATGAAAGTTCTTGAATTATTTGCTGGAACCCGTTCTATTGGACGGGCCTTCGCAGGGGGGGGGCATGATGTGTATTCCATCGAATGGGATAATAGGTTCCCGGATATATCGTGGTACATGGATATTTCAAAAATTACTTCCGCCGACATTTTAGAACGGTTTGGGAAGCCTGATGTTATTTGGGCTTCCCCGGATTGTACCACTTATAGCATAGCCGGTATTTCCCATCATCGGGTTCAAGAACCAAATGGAAACTTGGCCCCGGTTTCAGAATATGCCAAGTTCTGTGATGCCTTGAACCGCCATGTTTTGAAACTGATTTCAGAACTTCAGCCCACATTCTGGTTCGTAGAGAATCCCCGTGGCGGGATGCGTGTGAAATGGCAGAAGCTTATTATTTCAGGCTGTTGAATGGAAACACAAAGCGTCTTACCCCGCAAGAGGCCCGTTCGGTTCTGCCCAACAGCCTGAAAACGGAAGTGGTCATGACGGCCAACATTCGTGAATGGCGGCATTTCCTGAAGTTGCGCTGTTCACCCGCCGCACATCCGCAGATGCGGGAAGTGGCCTTGATCCTGTTGGACAAGGTTCATTGGCTAATTCCGGTGTGCTTCGATGATATTTGGAGTGAATACCATGCCGATGTTTAAGAAGTCCGGTGGTAAAATTTTCGCTGTTCAGTTCAACAAAGCTGAAGAACGGGCCCTGAACCACGCAATCAATGAACAGATTGTGGCGAATGACCGGGCTTTTGACATGGACAAAGAATCATCCATCTTGTGGATGCTTCACACCCAATTTGGCTTTGGCCCAAAGCGCCTGAAGCTGGCGTGGAAGCTGTTCTATGCCGAAACCTTGAAGCTACGGGAACATTACCTGATGGAACAAGCCGATGATGGGTGGTTGGCCCGTAAAAAGCTGAAGGACATTGGGTGTGACATTGAAGAATGGTACAGAGAAGAAGGAGGGAAAACCGATGCCTAAACCTTGGGAAAATGCTGAAGGGTATCACGATCCGACAGCCTACCACGGCACAAAGAATATCATCCGTGACGAGGATGAACAGCAGAAGCGGGTGAACACCCTGATCTTCGTCCTGAAGTATATCACCCGTTTGGCGGGGTTTGAACTTCTGAACCGCATTGAAATCAAAGACCGTAAGACCGGGAGGGAATACAAATGAGAAAATTGTCATTGGAGGAATGGAAAGATGCGGCAGAAAAAATAAATTCAGCAGAGAAAGCCGTTTCCGCTATTGGATTTAATTTTCCAAAATCCATTTCAAATAAAATTGTCACAGTTTTGCACAAATTAGGAGAAATCAAATTCGATATGCAATTTAGATGTTCGGAAATCGAATATCCTGAAATGCCTTTGGATGAACTGGATGATATTTGGAAGGAAATTTGACTGGTTTGAACAGGTGCTTTTTTAGTAGGAGTTGGAACAGCGTGTGGAACAGATATGGAACAGATATTTTCAATACATCTGTTCCGTTCTGAACCCCTTAATTTTCAAGGCTTTTTGCCTGTTTTTGATGGGGGTGGAACAGATGGTACAGATGTGAATATACTTTCTTCTTATATAAGAAAAAATATATAAGATATGTGTATATAAGCAAATTGCCATTTTATCTGTACCATCTGTTCCGAACCCTTGAAAACCCTTGATTTTTCGGCATTTGTCAACGGTACAGATGTACCCTGAAACGGAACAGATTACCGCAGAAAGGATGTGTTACATAGTGAATGACAAAGACCTTTCCCAACAGGCTAAAGAATACTTTGCCCAAATCAGGAAAACGGATCGTTTGATCCATCGGCTTGATAGCACCATTGCAACCTTGCGTTCCAGCTTGACTTCTACCGGAAGCCAACTGAAACAGGACAAGGTTCAGACTTCAGGCCCCAAGAATACCCTTGAAGAAACCATCACCAAGATTATTGATCTTGAAGCCAAGATCAATGCCCGGATTGATGAACTTGTGAGCATGAAACAGGAAGCGTTCACCATGATCAACCGGATTCCTGACCTTGATCAGCAAAATATTCTGATCGGGCGCTATATTCAGTTGAAAAAATGGGAAGATATTTCTGAAGAACTGAATTATTCTATGCAATGGGTTTTTGAACTTCACGGAAAGGGTTTACTTGCTTTTGCCAAGGCAAACAGCGACTTTCTAAACAACCGAGAAAACCAGAGTGCCACCGGTTCCAAACAGAGTAAAGAATCGGTAGAATAGTAAATAAGAAATTGCGCCTACGGGAAACCGGGGCGCTTTTTCTATGCCTGATGAAAGGGGTGAATACCTATGACACCAAGACAGCGGAAGTTCTGTGATGAATACCTGATCAGCGGCAACGCTACGGATGCGGCAATCAAGGCGGGGTATTCGCCCAAGACCGCAAAGCAGACGGGTTCTGAAAACCTTGCAAAACCTGACTTGAAAGCGTACATCGAAACCGAACTTGAAAAACTTCATTCGGCCAAGATCGCTGATGCTGAAGAAGTCATGAAATACCTGACTTCGGTAATGCGGGGTGAACATACTGAAGAAATCCCGATCCTGTGCGGTGACGGTTGCCAAGAGTTGACGCAGAAAGAGGTTGGAGCCAAGGAAAGGCTGAAGGCCGCTGAACTGATCGGCAAGCGTTATGGTATGTTCACGGACAAGGTAGGTGTGGAAAGGGCCGTTCCGGTGATTATCATGGGGGATGATCAACTTGAAGATTAGCCCACAGGCCAAGTGGGTTCACCTTCCTGAAGTGGTTGGCAAGGGTTACGGAACCTTCTGGAACTTCAAAGGCCGTTACCGGGTGTGTAAGGGAAGCCGTGCTTCCAAGAAATCTAAGACAACGGCCCTGAACATCATCAAACGGATGATGCAATACCCGGAAGCCAATACCCTTGTGGTTCGTAAGGTGTTCAGAACCTTGAAAGATTCCTGTTTCACCGAACTGAAATGGGCAATCAACCGCCTTGGGGTTTCAGCCTATTGGGAAATCAAGGAAAGCCCCCTTGAAATGACTTACCTTCCCACCGGTCAGAAGATTTACTTCCGGGGCCTTGATGATCCCCTGAAGGTCACTTCAATTACGGTTGAAATAGGGTTTTTGTGCTGGTGCTGGATTGAAGAAGCATACGAAATCATGAATGAAGCTGATTTTGATATGCTGGATGAATCCATCCGTGGTGCTATCCCGGAAGAAACCGGCCTGTTCAAGCAAATCACGCTGACATTCAACCCGTGGAACGAAAAGCATTGGATCAGGAAACGCTTCTTCGGGGAGATCACCGGCAAGGATGCCCAAGGAAACCCCACATACAAGTTTCATGATAGCTGGATCAGCCCGGATGGGCAGATTTACGCCACAACCACCAATTACCTGTGTAATGAATGGCTGGATGCGGCGGATTTGAAGGTTTTTGAAACAATGCGGGAAAACAACCCCCGGCGCTACAAGGTGGCTGGCCTTGGGGGTTGGGGCATTGTGGATGGCCTGATTTTCGATAATTGGCGGGAAGAAGCCTTTGATTATCTGGCTATTTCCAAGAAGCCTGATGTGAAAAGCGCCTTCGGCCTTGACTTCGGTTATACCAACGATCCCACGGCCCTATTCTGTGGGCTGGTGAGTGAGAAGGAAAGAACCATTTGGGTTTTTGATGAACTGTATGAAAAGGCCCTGACGAACCGGGCAATCTGTGACCGAATCACCGGCATGGGCTACGGCAAGGAACGGATCAAGGCCGATTGTGCCGAACCCAAGAGCATTGATGAATTGCGGGATGCTGGCCTTCATCGTATCAGAGCCGCCCGGAAGGGCAAGGACAGCGTGAACAACGGAATCCAGTACATTCAGGGTTACACCATCATTGTTCATCCCCGATGCGTGAACTTCATCACAGAGATTTCAAACTACACATGGGCAGAAGATAAGTTCGGGGCCAAGATCAATGTTCCCATTGATGATTTTAACCACCTTATGGACGCTATGCGTTACGGGCTGGAAGATATGTTGGTTGGCCCCGCCTTCAGCTTCGACTAATAACATGATAGTAACAAAACACACGAAAAACGCACGGTTTCCGTGTGTTTGTGTTTATTAAGCAATGAAGAAAGGCGGTAAGTGAATATGTTTCTGGATAACGCTATGGAGCGTATCAACCGCCTGATCCTTCAGGGTGGGCGAAACGGCATGACTGAACTTCAGTTTTACGCCGCTGAAATCCGTGAATGGAAGAACAGCCTGAAGCGCATGGATCAGATCAAAGGCGCTGACTACTATGAAGGCCGTCATGACATTCTGAACCGGAAGCGCACAATCATTGGTGCTGATGGCAAACTTCAGGAAGTGGACAATCTTCCGAACAACCGCCTGATTGATAACCAATATGCCCTGATGGTGGATCAGAAAACCAACTACCTTGTGGGCAAGCCCTTCACGGTGAACTGTCAGAACAAAGCCTATGCGGACGCTTTGAACAATGTGTTCAATAAGCGGTTCCATCGGCTTCTGAAGTATGTTTGTGAAGATGCCTTGAATGGTGGCCTTGGCTGGTTGTTCCCGTTCTATGACAAAAAGGGCAATCTGGCCTTCAAACATTTCCCGGCCTATGAAGTTCTTCCGTTTTGGGCTGACGATGATCACACCATCCTTGATTCTGCTATCCGTCTTTACCCGCAGGAAGTGTGGGATGGATATACCAAGAAAATCATTGAACGGGTTGAACTGTTCAAGACCGATGGCCTTTACCGGTATATCTATGATGGAAGCGAACTGAAGCCTGATGTGGAAGCCGGGGAACATGAAAGCTACTTCACCATTGAGGAAGAAGGCAAGGAACCCACCGAATTGAATTGGGAACGGATTCCCCTGATTCCGTTCAAGTATAACAAACAGGAAATCCCCCTGATTCGCCGTGTGAAAACCCTTCAGGACGGAATCAACACCATGATTTCCGACTTTGAAAACAATATGCAAGAGGACGCACGGAACACCATCCTGATCCTGAAGAATTACGATGGTGAAAATCTTGGTGAGTTCCGCCGCAACCTTGCCACCTTCGGAGCCGTGAAGGTTCGTAATGATGGTAATGTTACCACCCTGACGGTGGAAGTCAGTTCCGAGAACTACAAGGCCATTTTGGATGTGTTCAAGAAAGCCCTGATTGAAAATGCCCGTGGCTACGATGCCAAAGATGATCGCCTGTCCGGGAATCCCAATCAGATGAACATTCAATCCATGTATTCTGACATTGACCTTGACGCAAACGGCATGGAAACCGAGTTCCAAGCGGCCTTTGAAGAACTGTTGTGGTTCATCAACAACCACTTCAGCAACACCGGCGTTGGAGATTTCACGGATGATGTGGCGATTGTGTTCAACAGGGATATTCTGATCAATGAATCGGAATCCATTGAAAACTGTTCCAAGTCCGTTGGTATTCTGTCCAATGAAACCATTGTGGAACAGCACCCGTGGGTTACGGATGTTGAAGCAGAAATGGCCCGGTTGCAGAAGGAAAAGGAAGAAGCTATGACACAGGCACAGGAATACGCCGGGGCCTTCCAGACCGGCAACCCGAACCAAGGTGATAATGGTGGGGGGTGAATAACCCCCGCCGTTTCACAATATATGCCGGGGTAGACATTGAGTGTGGCGGGGTGCTATTACTCCTACCCGCCAAAGGGTGAAATTCCCTTCCCCGGCACCACATGGCGCATTGGTCAAGAGGTCAAGACACCGCCCTTTCACGGCGGTAACACGGGTTCGATTCCCGTATGCGTCACCAGCCCGAAAGGGCAACACTATTCTTCTTTTTTTTAGCTTGGAGAGGTTTCAGGCTATAAAACCTCCCGAAACACCTGAAAACATAGGCCCATGCCAAAAGGCGTGAATTTATGGGCCTATATGCTGAAGTGGATGGAATAGGCAGACACGGCGGATTCAAAATCCGTTGCCGCAAGGCGTGTGGGTTCAAATCCCACCTTCAGCACCATTTTTCAGAAAGAAGGTTCCATCATGGATGAAAACTATGAACTGAAAACAAGGATTCGTTGTTTGGAATCGCAACTGCATGAAGCAGAAGATGTTTTGAACAAGAGAAACAAAGAATTTGAATTGAAGTGCAAAGAAAATCAGGAATTGCATGACAAAATCAGATTCCTTGAAGGCCAAATAGACGCTTATCAATATTGTTTGAATTGTAGGCGATAAATTCAGGATTGGAGGAACGGCCCATGAGAAATGCGGATTATTGGCGTGGGCGGTTTTCCATCTTGGAGGACAGCGCCCACAGAGAAGCCCAAAAGACTATTCAGGGCATGGAAGAACTGTATCTGGATGCACAGCGTTCCGTTCAGAAGGAAATTGAAAGCTGGTATGCCCGTTTTGCGGTGAACAACCAAATCAGCCTGACCGATGCCCGGAAATGGCTGACCGCTGGACAGCTTGAAGAATTTCATTGGAGCGTTGAACAGTATATCAAGATCGGTGAACAGGCCGGGTTGGATGCGGCATGGCTGAAGAAGCTGGAAAATGCGTCCGCCCGGTTCCACATTTCCCGCCTTGAAGCTGTTCAGACAGGTATTCAGCAACAGCTTGAATTGCTGTACGGCAATCAGGTTGATAGTCTGGATGCCCTGTTGAAGAAGGTTGTGGGCAACGGCTACACCCACACAGCCTTTGAGGTTCAGAAGGGCGTGGGCCTTGGTTGGGATATTACCGGGCTGGATCAGAAGAAACTTGAAACCTTGCTTTCAAAGCCTTGGACAACGGACGGGCGAACCTTCCGGGATCGCTGTTGGCTGAACAAGAATGATTTGGTGGGTTCGGTTAGTAAGAGCCTGACGCAAGGGCTTCTTCGGGGTGATTCCCCGTCCAAGATTACCACGGCCATTCAGAAGCAGTTCGGGGTTCATCGGTATAAGGCGGGGCGATTGGTCAACACCGAAACCACCTATTTCAATGCCGTTGCAACTAAGGAATGTTACAAGGATTTGGATGTTGAAATGGTGGAAATCATTGAAACGCTGGATTCCAATACCTGTTCCATTTGTGGTGGGCTTGATGGTAAGGTGATCCCCATTTCCCAATATGAACCCGGCGTGACCGTTCCGCCCTTCCACCCTAACTGTCGAGGAACCACGGCCCCGGCCATTGATCCCAAGTATGCCGGTGAGAGAGCCGCCCGGAACGCTGATGGGGATGTGTACTATGTTCCCGCCAACATGAAATATGCTGATTGGGTTCAGACCTTCGTGAACAATGGTTCCAAGGCTGGCTTGACCGTTGCAACCGGGGCCGCTATAATTAAGGCAAAACGGGCGTTGGAAACCCTGAAGCCTGAAATGTTCCCGGAATATCTGACCGATAAGAAGGAACTGAAGAACACCAAAACCTTGATGGAGTATGTCAACGGGTGTGAAAATGCTGATCCTGATGTGGTGGCCCTTTATGCAAAGATGGGCGATATGGAGAATATTAGGGCCAATGGAATCCCCATGAAGGTTTCCCACGGAAAAAATCATGCGGTCAATTATCGCTATTACACCCGGAATGATCAGCTTGCGGAAGCTGAATTGATTATTCCAAAGTTGGCCGGTGATGATTTGACCGGGCAAGTGGTGACAACGCTTCATGAAGAAATGCACCTGATGGATATGTTCAACCGGGCAGACCCAGCCAAATATTCCGGTTGGTTCAGTTCCAGCAATGCAAAGTTGAGCGCCTTTTTTCAAAAAACCAATACCGATATTGCAGATGATATTGATGCTTTGTTTGAAGCCTTCGACAAGGAATGTGAGCGTATTGCGGCGGAAATCAACGCAGAGTTGAGAACCGCCACTTCCGCCCTGAACGATCAATATTATGCAAGGGCTATTTCCTATGCGAACTACAAAAAAGAGTTCAATAGGCTGAAACGGGAAGCAAGCGAACAGATTGATTACCAATGCCGAAATGCTATGGGTGGCGGTATCAGTTCCCTTGAAGATATTTATGATGCGCTTTCCGGTGGTTCTGCCCGTGATGCCGGTGTTGTGAGATACGGCCACGGTTCCCAATATTACCGTAATGTTGGGAAGCGGTCTGAAGAAACCCTTGCCAACTATGGAGCCTTGGCGATTGTCCGCCCTGATTTGGTGGATATGCTACGCAAGGACAAACCGGAATTGGTGGAAGCCTTGGATGAAGTTATTCAGGAAATGTTGAAGAAAGTGGGTGGTTAAGTGGATCAAGAAAAAAAGCTGATGAAGGTTCATCAACTTCTTACTGAAGTTTCTGATGTGCTGGTGGATCGCTTCTTTGATCTGGACAGCGAAAACCTTCTTGATGAAAAAATTGAAGTGCTGACCGCCCTGAAAAACGGCAAGAAGCCTGAAGAAATCCCCAAGTATTACGCCATTCTGGAAAAGTTCACACCCGATCAGCATTGGGATTGAACCCAATATTGATGATTTGACCACCCCGGCCTTCTGGCCGGTGGTGGTTTTTTCATACCATCGCCGTTTTGGATTTGTGGGCGGTAAACAGAAATCTAAATAAAATCGTGGTTCCTAACCCACGGTAAAAAAGGATTTGGAGGTTATCACTATGACAAAGGAAAATCTGTTGGAATGGGGCTTGACCGAGGAACAGGCCAATAAGGTCATGGAGGGCCTGAACGGTTCCTTCGTTACAAAAAGCCGCTTCAATGAGGTCAACACCGAACTGACCAACGCAAAGAACACGATCAAAGAGCGTGACACCCAGCTTGAAACGCTGAAGAAGTCCACAGGTGACACCAAGGCGCTTCAGGATCAGATCACACAGCTTCAGACCGACAACGCCAACCAGAAGAAGGCCCATGAAGCCGAACTGAAGGCGCTGAAGATCGGCAACGCCGTTGATATGGCATTGACCGGAGCCAAGGCCAAGAACAACACCGCTGTTAAGGCGCTGATGGCTGATTTTCTTGCCAAGGCTGAACTGGCCGATGATGGCACGGTGAAGGGCTTGAGTGACGAAATCAAGAAGCTGGTGGACGGTCAGGACACGGCTTTTCTGTTTGACACCAAGGCCCCTGATAAGAAGTTCAAGGGTGCCAAGCCCGGTGAAAAGAGTGATACACCCCCGGCCGGTGATGATCCTTCCAAAATGACCTATGATGAACTGTGTCAGTATTTGGAAGCCCACCCGGATGCAAAGTTGGACTAACCAACACCCCTACAAATCTTATTTTTAGAAAGGAAGTTTTGAACTATGCCTAACAACAAGTTTGATTCCAAGAGTTTCAATGCTGAAGCGTTCAAGTACATGGTGGCCCGTGTTCCCAACCTGAACATGAACGAAATCAAGAAATCCCGTGCATTGGCCGCAAACCCTGACATTCAGGAAGTGTTCAGCGGTCAGAACGGCACCGCTTACGCCCGTCTTGCCATGCGTGGCCTGATTGACGGTGATGCGGTGAACTATGACGGTTCTACCGACATTACCGCCACTTCCACCAAGACCTTTGAACAGGGCGTTGTGGTGGTTGGCCGTGCCAAGGCGTGGAAAGAGCGTGATTTCTCCTATGATGTGACCGGTGGCGTTGATTTTATGGCGAATATCAGCGAACAGGTCGCACAGTACAAGGATGAACTGGATGAAGCCACCATTCTTTCCATCCTGAAGGGCATTTTTGCCATGTCCACCACCGATGCCAAGAACAAGGAATTTGTGGAGAAGCACACCACCACCGTTTCCGGTGCTATGACCGCCACCACCCTGAACACGGCGGCAAACAAGGCTTGCGGTGCGAACAAGAAGAAGTTCACTTTGGTTTTCTGCCATAGTGATGTTTCCACCGGCCTTGAAAACCTGAACCTGATCGAACGCCTGAAGTACACCGACAAGGACGGTATTCAGCGTGATTTGGAATTGGGTACTTGGAACGGCAAGCTGGTAATCGTCACTGATCAGATGCCCGTTTCTGAAGGCTATTTCGACGCCGATGCCAACACCACCGGCGCTTTGAAGATCGTTGCTTCTGGCACCCCCGCTGATGGCGAAATCCTTCTGTCCAAGGTCACGCCCTACTTCGGTTCCAAGACCCTTGCGGCCAATGATTATGTGGTTGCTGGTGTTCAGTACACCACCTACGCTATGGGTAACGGTGCCTTCTCTTATGAGGACATCGGCGTAAAGGTTCCCTATGAAATGGCCCGTGACCCCAAGACCAACGGCGGTGAGGATTTGCTGTATATGCGTCAGCGTAAGGTTTTCGCCCCCTTCGGCCTGTCCTATGAGAAGAAAACGCAGGCAAGCACCAGCCCCACGGCGGCTGAACTGGAAAACGGCGGCAACTGGACGCTGGTTCATTCCGGTGAAAGCACCGCAAGTCAGCGTTCTTACATCAACCACAAGGCCATTCCCATTGCCCGGATTCTTTCCCGTAGCTAAAGGCGGTGAACCCCGTTGCGTGATAAAGCGGTTGCAATGCTAACGGCCCTTGGCGTGGCGGGGGCCGCTGATGATCCGCTGTTGGATATTGCCCTGAACAATGTTCAATGGCGGATCAAAAACCTTTCCAACCTTTCCGAAATCCCGGAAGGGTTGGAAAGTCTGGCCGTTTCTATGGCCGTGGGCGAATACCTGAACATGAAGAAGTGTTCTGGACAGCTTGAAGGGTTTGATCTGGATGCGGCGGCGGTGAAATCCATTCAGGAAGGTGACACCAACATTACCTTTGCCCTTGGTGAAGGTAGTTCAACCCCTGAACAGAGGTTGAACAGCCTGATTGATTATCTGATCAACGGGCGCATTGGTGAAATCTACCGTTATAGGCGGTTGGTATGGTAAATAAGGCCGTGCGAACCGCTTTGGAACGGTTGTGGAAGGATCGGTGTTCTATCTTCATCCGTGAGGAAGTCACCGATCCTGTCACCCACCTGACGGATTTTGAAGAAAAGCCGCTTCTTCAGGATCAGCCGTGCAAGCTGTCTTTTGAAACATTAACTTCAACCAATGGGGATGAAGTGGCAACCGCCCAACAGGTGGTGAAGCTGTTCCTTTCCCCGGATGTGAAGGTTCCAGCAGGTTGCAAGATCGTTGTAACCCGTCCAAATGATATGGAACGAACCTTCACCTATGCCCGTTCCGGTGAACCGGGCGTGTTTTCCAACCATCAAGAAATCATGCTTGAACCCTTCAGGGGGTGGGCCTGATGGGAAGATGGGGCCGGTGTGATTACCGGGAATTGAAGAAGCTGGATGAACGCCTTCAACAGCTTTCGGAAGTTGACATGGATCGGCTTTGCCGGGATGCCGCCAAGAAGATTGCCCAAATCCTTCTGAATAAGGTGAAGAAAAGAACCCCCGTTGGTGTGGTTCCGCCGTATGCTACGGATGAAGCCAAGGAAGAATATTGGCCCGGTTATCGTGGCGGTTCCTTGCGTGATGCTTGGACGATCCTTCCCATTGAAAAACATGGGGATCAGTACACCGTGACCATCATCAACAATTTGGAATATGCGTCCTATGTGGAATACGGCCACCGGCAAACACCGGGGCGCTATGTTCCCGCCTTGGGAAAGACCCTGAAGGCAAGTTGGGTGAAGGGGCGGTTCATGTTGACGATTTCCGAACAGGAAGTGAAAACCTTGGCCCCGTCCATTCTGAATGATATGTTGTATGACGCTTTGAAGGGGGTGTTCAGTTGATCAATGAAATCATCAAAGGTGTTTCCATGAAGCTGAACGCCACCTTTGGAGCCGGGTACAAAATCTATCAGAATGATGTGGAACAGGGCTTCAAGGAACCCTGTTTTTTCATTGCTGTCCTGAAGCCTGACATTTCCCCGTTGCAGAAGAACCGATTCATGAACCGGAACCCGCTGGATGTTCACTATTTCCCAACCAGCGGGAGAAACAACGCTGAATTGTTCACTATGGCCGGGGATTTGATGGAATGTTTGGAGTTCATCACCCTTCCCAATGGGGATGTGCTTCACGGAACTTCCATGAGTTATGAAGTGCAAGACGGGGTTCTTCACTTCTTCGTGAACTACAATTTGACACTTCGCAGAGAAACCGAGGAAACCGCAATGGAAACCTTGGAAACTACTGTGGAGCCAAAGAAAGGGTGATTGAATGGCTACCAGAAAGAAAGCCGCCACCGCACAGGAACCGACCATCACGGCCCCGGTGGTATTCCCCAAAGAACGGGTGTTGACCTTCAGGCGTTACGCTGACCGGCGTGATCTTCTGTCTGTTCTTTTGGAAGATGGGAAGGAATACACCTTCGATCAGATTGATGGGCTGATCAATGACTTTATGAAAGGTAAGGTGAAATAATATGGCCCTTGGCGGCGGCACCTTCTTGGTGCAGAACAAGGTTCTGCCCGGTGCATATATCAACATCATTTCTGTGGCGCAGGCAAGCGCCACCCTTTCTGACCGTGGCATTGTCACCATCCCCCTTGCTATGAATTGGGGGCCTGAAGGCAAGATTTTCACGGTGGAACAGGCTGACTTTATCAAGAACAGTCAGAAAATTTTCGGCTATGCGTACACGGCGGATGAACTGAAGCCTATGCGTGAAATCTTCCTTCACGCCAAAACCGTTCATTTCTTCCGCCTTGGCACCAGCGGCGTGAAGGCGGCTAACACCTACGCAACGGCCAAATACCCCGGCACCCGTGGTAATGATCTTCGTACCGTTATCACGGCGAATGAGAACACCACAGAACAGAAGCCGCTGTTCGATGTGGCAACCTTCTTGGGAACCGTTCAGGTTGATCTTCAGGAAGGTGTGGCCGCTATCACCGATCTGAAGGCCAATGACTATCTGGATTGGAAGTCCAGCGGAACCCTTTCCCTGACCGCTTCTTTGCCCCTGACGGGCGGCACCAATGGCACCGTGGCCGATTCCGACTATCAGACCTATCTTGATCAGGCGGAAGCGTACACCTTCAATGCTATGGGTTGTACCGAGAGCAAGGCCACCATCACCGCCCTGTTTGCGGCCTTCGCAAAGCGTATGCGTGATGATGTGGGCAAGAAGTTTCAGGTGGTTCTTTTCCGCAAGCTGGCCGATTATGAAGGCGTTGTGAGCGTCAAGAACGGCCTGACTTCCGACAAGACTTCCACCGCCCTGATCCCTTGGGTTACGGGTGTGATCGGCGGCACGGCGGTCAATAAGAGCGCCACCAACATGACCTATGATGGTGAATACGATGTGGACACCGATTTCACGCAGACCCAGCTTGAAAACGGGATCAGGGAAGGTTCCTTCATGTTCCATCGTGTGGATGAAGCGGTGTGTGTCCTGACTGACATTAACAGCTTCATTTCCATCACGGATGAAAAGTCCAGCGATTTTTCCAGCAACCAGACGATCCGAGTTTTGGATCAGATCGCCAATGATATTGCCGTTCTGTTCGGCAAGAAGTATCTTGGCAAGGTTCCCAATGATGCCGCTGGCCGGATTTCCCTTTGGAACGATATTGTGAAGCACCACACGGAACTTCAGGATATTCGGGCCATTGAGAACTTCAGCGGCGAAAATGTGACGGTTGAAAAGGGCGATACCAAGAAATCCGTGGTGGTTACTGACTATGTGACCCCCGTGAACGCTATGGAACAGCTTTATATGACCGTCTATGTTCAGTAAGGAGGTACAACCATCATGGCAGATAGAACCATCATGAACGCCAAGGATGCTGTTTCCGCTTCCTTGGCTGAATGTTTCGTGACCATCGGGGATAACCGTTACAACTTCATGCAGGCTATCAACCTTGAAGCCAACTTTGAGAAGAACAAAACGGAAGTTCCCATTTTGGGCAAGACCGGCAAGGGCAATAAGGCCACCGGCTGGAAGGGTACGGGTTCCGCCACCTTCCACTATAACACTTCCATCTTCCGTGAGCTGATGAAGCGTTATAAGGACACCGGCGAGGATGTCTATTTTGACATTCAGGTGACAAATGAAGATCCCACTTCTTCTGTGGGCCGTCAGACCGTGATCCTGAAGGATTGCAATATGGACGGCGGCTTGCTTGCCAAGTTTGACGCTGATGCGGAATACTTGGATGAAGATATGGACTTCACCTTTGAAGATTTCGAGATGCCCGAAACCTTCAGCCTTTTGGCC